AAGTGTTGCCATGATGGGTGTTCTCGGTTCTTCCGAAGCTAAATCCGATGTATGGTTTGCTCCTGCAGGATTTAACCGCGGTGGTTTGACTGAGGGTGCTGCCGGTATTCCAGTCACTAATGTTTCCGAGAGACTTTCTTCTCGCGAACGCGATACTCTTTATGATGCGCGAATCAATCCGATTGCTTCTTTCCCATCTAACGGAATCGTGGTTCTCGGACAGAAAACTCTTCAAGAACGCCCCTCAGCGCTCGATAGAATCAACGTCCGACGTCTTGTTATCTACTTGAAGAAGCAAATCTCGATTCTTTCGACTCAGATTCTCTTCGAACAAAATGTCCAAGCTACTTGGGACAGATTTAAGGGACTTATTGAGCCATTCTTGGCAAACGTTAAGACTCGTTTTGGTATCACCGATTATCGTCTGATTCTCGATGAGTCGACGACAACACCCGATTTGATTGATCAGAACATTCTTTACGCAAAGATTATGGTCAAGCCTGCTAGAGCAATTGAGTTCATCGCAATTGACTTTGTAATTGCATCGACTGGTGCATCTTTCGATGACTAAAAATAATTTAAAAACTAGTTAATTTCAAGGGAGAAAACTAAAAATGCCATTCTGGTCACAATCATTTAAAGAAGACGTAAATCTAAAAGATCCTAAAAGAGCTTTTCGATTCACCGTAAGTATTACGGGTATTGCAGCACAAAACGGAGGGCCGCTTCTTTGGTATTCAAAAGCTGTAGATAAGCCAACATTCACTTTGAGTCACACCGATCATAAATATCTCAACCACACCTATTATTACCCAGGTAACGTCGAGTGGAATGAGATTACCATGAAACTCGTTGATCCTGGAGGCGATCCGGATGTCACAGCTACTCTGGCAGCAATTGCGCAAGCTTCTGGATATTCGATTCCTTCAACTCCCGATGATCTTACTAGTGTTTCCAAAGCAAAAGCTACTGCAGCTTTGGGACAAATTACAATTACTCAGATCGACGCAGAAGGCAAGCCCACAGAGCAATGGACACTTTGGAATGCGATGGTTTCAGAAATTGACTTTGGTGGTACTCTGGAGTACGGAAAAGAAGAATTAGTAGAATTGTCCTTAAAAGTTCGATACGATTGGGCTAGAATAGAGACTCCGAATAGTACATCTTCAGCAGTTGTCCTTGGCGGAAA